TAGTCATTGGATTTAAAACCTGTACTGTAAATGTTACAGCCCACCCAGCCATGTTATTCTCAAACCTCTCTGTAAAGGGTTCGCATGAAAAGCTACTGGTTAATTCGTACTCATCTCTATAAACTGCCTGTCTAGCCATAGCTGCCTGTATTCTAGCTGCTACTGAGAGGTGAGTATTTAATACGTCCATTTCATTATTATTCCCTCTTATATCACTTGAAGAAGTTTCTTTAGAATGGTCTATAATATCCATTAGAATAACAGATATGTTAAGCGTATTTAAGTTGGTCTGTAAATCAGCACCTGAAATACTAATATGACAAAGAGGGAATATTGTGGTTTTGTTAAGGTCTACTGCTGTTATATCGCCTTGAGTTACTGTGTTTACAAAAGGCTCTGCTAGAGCTATAGTCTTTAGGTCTTCAATTACTTTAAAATATGTATTCATAATGTTTTAACAAATATTGGTGTTAACGATTCTAGAGTGTCTACTTTAGCTTTGGCAAAATCCTCAAGCCATTCTAAAGCCTCGTCAAAATCTAGGTTCTCATTAGACTTCATTATACAATCAATGGCTTTCCAAAAATCATATATAGCTATCTTAGGCTCAGAGGCAGATACTCCTATTAATGCCTCTTCAAAACCATCGCTTAATACAATCTCTTCGTCATCGTCTAATAACATTCTCTCATATAAAGAGTCTATTAATTCCTGTTTATGTTCTTCTTGCATCTTTTATCTTTTTAGCTTCAAGCTCTGTTTTTTGTTTTACAAAACTTAAATAGGTTAAGCATTGGCTCATTGGAAGCCTCTCTATATCTTCGAACTTTGTAATATCTCCTCCACCTGAGAGGGTGTAGAAACTTCCGAACCAGCCATACTGTTCGTTAAAAGCTCCTTCTGCTGAGGTGTCATGTCCTTCCATGTCTTTGCCGAATAACTGAGGATATGATTCGTTAGTTCTTTTCTTAAATTCCACAAAAAAAAAATAGCACCTAGTGCAATATCTAGTGGCATCTCTCTCATGTCTTCAATACTTTCTGAGTTATATCTTATTATTGTGTATTTGTTACTAAACTTCATATCTATTTCTCTGTATAATATTCCTAGAGCCTTATCCATACTGTCCCAGTCTTTCATTAGCATATCTAAATCAACAAACTCACCAAAGGAGAGGTCTTCTATTCTAGGTATAAACCCAAGCTCTTTGCCTTTATAATGAAACCTTGTTTTAAGTTTAGGTTTTTGTTGAAGCATATCAGACAGTATTGTGCTTATTTTCTTTACTGCTGTGTATTTGTATTGGTCTACTTCTTTAATATCTATGCCACAAAATATCTCTATCATTTTCTTTTGCAGAAAATCCTCCTCTTGTTCTTTCTCAACTAATTTTGCAAACTTTTGATATTGCCCTAGTGTTATTTCAGACATATCATTTGGTACTTCTATTTTCTTTATTGCCATAACTTAAAATGTTATATTATTAAAACGATTTGTATTTATATTTTCGGTCTACTATTTTACATTAAATGATACTCTCCAGCATTTGGATTCTTTAATTGATAGCTTATAGCATATCTTAAAGCATCTATTGCATGATTATATTTGTCTATTGGTGTCTTTGACTTCTTTTCAAGCCAACTGTAATTGTTTAACTCTTTAACTAATGGAGTGCTATCCTCTTCGTCTATGATTAGGTCATAATCTTGTAGTAAAGAAATTCCATAGGTTATACTGCCTTGACCTTTTATTGCTGGTATTATATTAGACGAGGCTTTTAACTCATATATTAATCTAGGCTCTGCTGAGTCTGCTACAATTAGAGAGTCTGCTGCATGTTTTTTATACAGTCCTCTAAGGTCAGAAGTAGTTAAAGATGGTAAATAGAAACAGAGTTTAACATAGATTATTTTTCTGTCTTTGTCTATTGAGGTTTTAACTAGAGTATTTTCGTCTGAGGCAAACCCAAAGTCAGCTCCATAAACTGCCTTAGATACTTCTTTAAACTTACCTAGTTTCCAGTTAGTGAATATAACACCCTCTGCTTTCTCTAGCCAGTTACCTTGTATTACAGCATCATATCTTTGAGGTCTTCTTTTTTTCATATCCTCAATCTGACTTATATAGCTTTCAGAGAGGTTTTGTTTATTATCTAAATAGGTAGTGTGTATGTAAGTGGTATCTCCTTTGGTTAAGTTGCTTCCAGCTTGTACTCCTTTGTCTTCATAAAACCTACGATATATAAAATGCTCTTTAGTGCTAGGATTAAGTAAAAGGATTACTCTGTTTTGTTTGTCTTTTTGTCTTACTGATAAGTCTATTTTATCAAAGGAGTCTTCGTCTATCTCTTCTGCCTCCTCCATACACCAAGTAGTTACACCTTGTAAGGATTTAAGGTTTGCTGTTTGGTCTCCAGATGAGGTTTTAATACCTCTAAAGATTATCCTACTACCAGTAATTTTGTTAACTATCTCATCTCTGGTAATATGATACATGCTACCTATGTTTAATATTTCTATTTTTTCTTTAAACTCTGGTATAATTGAAACACTTGCTGCTCTTAAAGTGTATCTAGTGTATAGGATTACATGACCTACCTCTAGTGTTAAAGCTAATAAGTAAACTCCTGTGAAGTATGATTTACCAGAGCCTCTACCTCCAGTTAATATAGTATATCTGCTATCATTCCAGAAGGCTTGATATTTACTATTAAACTTCAATCCTCATCTTTAAAGTTAAAAAGCTTTCTTAGGTCTATAGAAGGGACGTCTCCATTTATATCTACTATCTCTTTATTCTTACCTAAAAATCTTTCCATGACCTTCTCTTGGGCTGTAGTGTTACCTTTTCTAGCTTCTCTTATTTGAGCTATTGCTATTTGTTGAAATTGGTTTAACTTTTCTGCTTTTCCTGTAATTGGATTCATAACCTCATTTTCTAGCATTAATAAATCCATGTATAGTTTCTTTAAATTAGGTGAGCCTTTAGGTCTGCCTTTAGGGTTTCCAGATTGCCCTTTTTTCCATGATTTTAAATTATCTTCTTTTGCCATTTTTACACTGTATTTCCACTGTATTTTTTTACAGCATTAACCATATCTGTATCTAGTTCTAATTTATCTAAATGAAAAGCCAGCATTAGACTTGCATACTCAATATGCTTTGGGTTCTTTGACCTCTCTAGAACACCTATATAATATTTAATCATTGCTTCTATTTCGAATTTATCCATATCTATTTTTTATACACTGTTAAACAAATATCAAAGAGTAGTAAATAAGCTACATAGTCAGTGCAATTCTCTTGCTCATAAACTCTAAAGCCTAAGAGTAATCCTAAATACAATCCTATGTTTAATTCCCAGCTACCTCCCACAATACTCGCATTTTAATTGTTCTTCTTTTTTTTCTTTATTTAAATCCAGGCTTTCGTTTTTAAAAACATGGTTTGGTAAATCAAAACCCCAGTCTTCTAAGTCTTCCATATTCCACTGATTAGCTATTATATCCATGTCCCATTCACCAGAAGCAGTGTTATCTTTTATCATAAACTCTTTTTGTTTGTCTTCTGACCAGTCTACTACTTCTATTTCGTATTCTTTATAACCTAACTCTCTAAGTGCTGCTAGTCTTTGATTACCTCCAATAACTTCCAGATTACTATTACAAACAAGAGGTCTAGCTTCTAACATCTCTGGAAAATCCTTTAAAGACTTTAATAGCTTTTTATATCTAGTATCTTTTATTATTCTAGGATTAGCAGTATGCCTTTTTAATTTATATAGTTTCTCTACTCTTCTCATAGATATTTCTGGTATTCTGTTCTTAGATTTTCTACTAGAGTATTTAAACAAGAGGAGCAGTTAGTAGGTTTCTCTTTTTTATCAAACACTCTGTTACTAATTTCCAGCAGCATGTTTCTCTCTTGTTCGTTCTTTAGATTTTTACCATTGTAGTTATTAAAAAAGTATTCTAAGTAATTAAAGTCAGACTCTGACAAACTACCTTCATAAGTCCAGAGCTTATTTAAAGCTTTTTTACGCTTATCACAGCCACAATCTTTCCCAGTAACTTCAGAGATTTTATCAACTACTTTTTTAATGCCAGTAGCTTTTGTTATTTTCTCTATCGTATCTCCAAGCCCTTTACTTTTCATAGTATTGTTTTCTTAGTTTTTCGTTAATCCTCACCTTACATCTTTTAACAGTTCTATATATTGTTGAGATAGATAGTTTTGTATTTTTACTCATCTCTGTAGAATGAGTTTTAAATTCATATCTATAAAGATTGAAGAGCTTTTTATCAAACCAGTAAAAAGTATCTACATACTCGTCTATCTTTTCTTCAATGCTTTTAACACTTTCTAGCTCTGACTCTTTAGCCTGTTCTATTAAGCGTTGCTTTTCTCTTTTAGTTAAACTGCTATAATCAAACCTTGTATATTTATTCTCTTTTCTAAGATTATCTATAAACAAGTTTTTGACTATTGTATATATATTAAACGATTTGGGGTTGAAGTATCGGTCTATGAATTTGTTAATTTCGCCTGTATCCTCATCTTTTTTTTGTAGCTCTTCATGGATTTTTAGAAACATATCCTGAGTTATGTCCTCATGATACATTCCTTTTTCGTTGGCAAAGTATTTAGATTCTATTCCTTTAACAATCTCTTTTATTTTATTGTATTTACTAGCTATATAATACATCGCTTCTTTTCGAGTCATCTTAAAAAATTAATGGCAATAGTATCTGAAGTTTATTAAGAGCTTTATACTTCTCAATAATCTCAATCAAAAAGAGCCTGTCAAATTTGTAGCCTGTTTGTTTAGCTAGCATAACATTAAAAGTTATTTTCTCAAATCTGTCTACTCCTATTTTTTCTATAAGATTAGTTCTATAGTTTAAAAGGTCTCCACTTTTGAAATAATTACAGCTAAGACACTGACCGTGAACATTGTCCTCATTAAATCTTACTGAAGAGTGTTTGCCAGCAGAATAGAAGTGACCAGCCTGGAGGGTTGTATATTTACCACACGATATACAAGGTTTATCCTTATCTCTATTTCTTATAAACTTATTGAAATGCTTAGTTGCTATTGCTTTAAGTTGCAATAGTGTTTTCTTTTTTAATGTTTTATTTGTCGCCATAACTGAATATGGCTAAGTGGTAATGTAAAGCTATAAAGTTATATACGTACCAGTCAAGGTATATGTTTTAACAAAGAAGTCTATTTATTAACAAAAAAACCCCCTCTGGTTTTAAATAATGAAAATAAAATAACTCTGACACAAGTTGCGAGGGGGTCTTAAACAAACTAATGAAAAAATGTATTGACTCTTTAAGGTGAGTCAGACCTATCTTTTTCTATTTAAATCTGCTGGAATTTCTCCCCAAGATTTTGTTTCCCATTTTAAAAATTGATTATCCACAATACAGTTTCTCTCAAGTTTTAAACGAGGGTTTTCTTTGACAAAGGAGTCCCAACTAGGGTCTATTTTTTCAGGAAATTCATTCCAATATCTGCATGAAAATTTTTTCCTATAATCCATTGCTTTATTAAGCCTTTTCAAAACCTCCTCATTATCAACGGTTGTGTTATGCTCTGTTTTTTGAAACCATTTTAAAGCAACGTTACTATCACAATAAATAGGTCTATTATCTTTGTTTTCAAAAACATAATGTAAGGCATAAACCAAACCCAAAAACTCTGCTATGTTGTTTGACCCACCTTTTATCTCGTTGCTACGATGTATAACTCTCCTACTTGTAGTTTCAACTAACTGAAATTGCATAACCCCAGACCCAAAATAAGACCCATCAACACAAATAGAGTTTTTTTCATACCCTAAATCAGAAAATAAATTTTTCATTTTTAAGTAAAATATTCCTTTTTCCAGTACATATGGAGAAATGTAGTTTCCGAAATTATATAAATTGAAGAGGCTCTTTTTGAGTCTGTAAATTTCTCTTGCAAATATTTCTCTAGTTCGTCTTTTGTATTCTCTTTAAAATCAATATCCATTGCTTTATTAAGCCCTTTATAAACTGCATACCATTTTGAACCGTCTAATTGTAAATCAAAAAAATTTGCGCTTAATACAATAGATGCACTATTATAAAGTCCTTTAGATTTTAATTGTTTTCCATAATCTTTAATTAATTTGGAAAAGTGTATTTGCTTTTGTTTTATTTTATACCTTATATTTTCTTCTCGTTTTTTTACAGGGTCATATTTGTCTCTACGTTTTTTATTATAATCAGTTTTTGGGTCTTCCCTGTATGCTTTTTCTTTAGGCGCAATCGTTGCTTTATTTTTTTGATACCATACTCTTTTCGTTGCTTTTACTTTCTCAGCATTTTCTCTTTGCCACTTTATTATCCTTTCAGGTGTTTTAGCCATGATGTTTTGTTTTAAAAAGGTAAATCGTTTTCTGGGTTATCGTCAACCTCAGCTGTCGTTTTAAATGGTTTGTCTGGAGTAGACACTTCTGTTTGAAAATCCTCCTGTCTAGTTATTTTGACAGCTTTCAAATCATTATAATATTTTCCATTATAATCTTTTCTAGCACCGTCTATATAGGCTTCAACTTTTATAGCCTCGCCTCTTTGTATACTATCTAACATACTCTCTTCGCCATTAGTGCCTTTAAGTTTAAAGGTGTAAAATAGCTCAGAGTATTTTCCTGTATATTTAATTACAAACTCTCTTACTTTAAAGTCGTTATTAAATTCTTTTGTCTCTCCAATTTCATGGAGGATTCCTGTTTTGTATAAGTAACCTTCTGTGTTTTCCATTGTTTAATTTATTATGTTTAAAATTTCTGTTAACTGTTTAATTTTTGATTTGTATTTTTTTCCTTCTTTTAAAACTATGCCTTTGCCTACAGAAGAAATTGTAGGGTTTAAATAATCACTCACTAACTTATCTTTAGCATTTGTTAGCTCTGCATAATTTCTATTTATAATATTTATTTGTTCGTTTTTATTAGTAACTGCGTAAGAGATATTCTTTTTTTGACTTCTTACGTTTGTTTTAGCGTCTGCTATTTTTATAAATCCTAAAAATCTTAACTCATTAAATCGAGGGTGTACCTCGTTAATAGGATATAAATATTTTTCTGTAATCTCCTGAGGAGTACAAGGCTGTTCTTTTTCAATCATTTGAAAGATTGTAGCTCTTTTTTTTGGCAGCTTATCTAGTATATCGTAGAAGGCTGCGTTTCTATTTTCTATTGTATTTATCATAATTTATTTATTTTTTTTACGTTTTGTTTTATAAAATTTTCTACCTCTTCATTTTCTATTCTTTGTTTTTTATGCTGTCTGGCGTATTGTTGTCTCCTTTCGTTATACTCTCTGACAAAGCCTAGTAATTTATGAGGGTCTAAACTACCATAGAGCTGTCCAAAGTCTTGTTTTATTATCATTTTCATAATTAAAACAATGTCTGGCAGTTTGAAATAGTGAAACTCATCAACAATCATTTGAGCAGCATATTCTATTTGAATTTCTGTCATGGGCTGAGAGAGGTTTAATATCTCTTCATTTAGAAAAACTAAATAGCCCATAATAATACCCTCTACAAATTGAGGTCCGTTGTCTTTACTTATTGAAGTTAAAGTCGGTTCTTTAGTATTTAGAGAAAGTACGTCTTTAAAACCCTTTATGTTTCTATTTACTATATAGTTTCTAGGAGTGTACTTTGTCAATAATAGATTGTTTGAAATTGGCACTATAGCCTTTCTTTTTTTTGTCATTTTCTTTTATTATTATTTCGTCTCTCCAGCCTTCGTTGTTTAAAAAGGTTGCTGGATATTTTCTAAATTCTTTATTTGGAGTTGACTCTACATACGCTGGTATATATGCCATAATTTCTTCTTTGGTTTTTTGGTCTAATTTATTCCAGGCTTTGATAGATTTTGGTTTACCTTTTTTATAATTATACTCATTCCAAAAATCTTCGTGAGTTGGATATAATTCAACTTTAATTTCATTTATATTTTCATTTTCATTTTCATTTTCCATATGTTTATCATATGTTTTAGATATGTTTAACATATGTTCTTTAGTTTTACCTAATCTATTTTTCCTTCTAGATTCTGTATAGTTTTTGCGTTTGGTCATCTCATCTAAAAGCCTTTGATTTATGTATTTGCCAGAATTATCTTTAAAAAATTTATCCAGAATTATTTTATCACAATCTCTGCAGATATTTAAAAATTCGGTCTCACTAATTGACCCTTTTTGGTGTTGAATACATAACAGCTTTATGTACTGACCTATTTGCTGGTCAGACATAAACATAGTTCCTGTTAGAAAGTCAGAGGAGTAAAATAAAAACGCTGGGTCTTTACTCATTTTCTACAGTGTTTAAATTTTGTTCAACCTCCTCAGAAACTGCTGGAGTAGCTCTAAGTAATTCTAACCATTCAGCTCTTTTAGATTCTGAAGCAGCTTTAACTAGTTTCATAATTCTATTATAATTTGATTGTCTATTTTCTAAGCCATCTATAGTATGAAACCTATCTATGTAGAAATTTGCTTTAGCTCTATAATCGCTATCTGTTAACCTTAAATGTTCAAAAGATTTACATGCATGAAGTACTGAAGCATGGTCTCTATTAACAAAGGCTGCAACTTTACTGCAACTTAATCCTAAGTTTTTATGAGCATGATGGCAGAATATTTTAAGTAAATCCTGGTGAGGTCTCTCTCTGCCTCTAGCTCTAACGTCTATTCCCTCCTGGTCTTTTATTGTATTTACATAGCCTATTAAGACTCTCTCTATGGTAGTATACTCGCTTTTTGTTAATTTTGTTTTCATATCTATTTATATAGGTCTAGTATTTGGGAGGGGGTGTTTCTAATACCACTTAGCCACCCCTCCTTTATACTTTGGTTAAATTAATACTCGATTTATTATACTTCCATTTTGGAAGTTTTTTTATTTCACCATCATTATCAACCCAACAATGGTCAGGTTGTAAAATAGTAATACCCTTTTCAACTCCTTCTAATGCTGCTTTATATTTTCCTTTTAATTCTTTAAGGTGTTTCTCCATTAATACAACCTCTTCGCACTCTGAATAATCAACTGTTTTAGAACCCTCTCTATAAGTTAGCTTCATATCTCCATAGATATAATGCTCAGTACCTACTAGCTCCTCTTTAGCTTGCTCATCAATTTTAGACAAACATGTAGTAAACTCTTTAAGAAATTGTTTTAAATGTAAAGCAACAAAAGTGGCTGGAAGAGTGCCTTGTTCAACTTGTCTAACAAGGTCATCTAAGAAAAACTTGCCTGTTCGTTTTCTAATAATTACTTGCTCTTCTTTTGTAGTAGGAGCATGGGCTTTTAATTTAATTACTTTTCCTTCCATAATTTAATTATTCTCCAGTTAAACAATATTGTTCAAACCTTTTTGAAACCTCAATAACTTTTTCTTGGTCTGCTGAATTTTTACTAGCAGTAAATAAAACTACTGCTGCTTTGAGACAGCCATTCCTTAAAATTTTCATGTCTTTTTGAAAATCAGCTTGACTGACTTCTACTAATTTATTTTTTTCTTTAGCAACCTGACTATCATAAGTTACTGTGTCTCCTACTTTTTTATTCAAACTTCTCCCATCTCGTATATATTTTTCAAGAGATAAACCATTGTCTAACTTTATTTCAAATTTATTCATAAGTGTATTGTCTGGAGTTGTCCATGGCTTCATTTGTTGAATGTTTTTAATTTTTGCTTTTGCTATTTCCATTTTTTTTAAATTTATTATTTGTGCTAGTTATTAATTTTCCCATTGAGGTTGCCCTCCATTTTTCTACAATTTGTTCGCCTGTAGAGTCGTCTATATAGTAAGTCCAGCCATTAAGGTCTATGAACAAACTATCTTTGCTTCTTATATCTATTATCATAATTTTTGTGTTTGTGTTAATTGTTTTAAAAGACCAGCTATAATTGCATTCTTTTCAGAAAGCCTAGACTCCAGGTCTTTGTTTTTATCTTTTAATTTTTGAATTTCTTTACTCATTATTTAAGTTTATAAAATTCTATTACCTCTTCTCTGTCTAGCAAAACTCTTTTGCCTCTAGTGTAAGTTTGTAACCTTCCAGAAGAAATATCTATCATTAAAACCTCTCTATTAATCTTAGCAAGGTTTATAGCTTCTCGTTTAGTAATTAAAGAAGACCTATACTCGCTAATTGGTTTTAAAAACACTGCGTCTTTAACGTCTATATCTTTAGCTCTTTTTAATCTTTCTACGTCTTCTTTAACTTGTTTTAAAGACTTAGCAAAATCTAAATCTTTTCTATCTGTATCTATTTTATATTCAGGTTGTCTCATTATTATATAAGTTTTAATTTACTGTCTAAAATCTCAGTTATCCTTTTATGTTGAGATAATGTTAGATTTTGTAATGAATTTTGTTTATTATAAATTCCATAAAAGATTTTGTTATTTGTGTCTATACATTCAGAATTACATTTATTATCATAATTATATT